CATCCAGAAATAATAGAATTTTTAGAAATGAGAAAACCTAGTGGTGGTGATGTACATAGAAAATGTCTTAACCTACATCATGGTGTAAATATTTCTGATGACTTTATGCAGTTAATAGATAATTGTATTAAAGAACCTACGTATGATGACAGTTGGAATTTAATTGACCCTCATACAAAAGCTGTAGTACGTACAGTATCAGCTAGAGATTTGTGGTTAAAAATATTAGAAACAAGAGTTGCCACTGGTGAGCCTTATGTTTCATTTATTGATACAGTAAATGATGCACTGCCTGAAACACAAAAGAAACTAGGATTAAAAGTTAATCATTCTAATTTATGTACAGAGATAACACTAGCTACTGATGAAAACAGAACAGCTGTTTGTTGTTTGTCTTCTGTTAATTTAGAAAAATATGATGAATGGAAGAACAATAGTTTATTTATACCTGACTTAATTAGGTTCTTAGATAATGTACTACAATATTTTATTGACAAAGCACCTGATGAATTGTTCAGAGCTAAGTTTAGTGCAAACAGTGAAAGAAGTTTAGGTTTAGGTGCTATGGGTTTTCATGCATACTTACAATCAAGAGGAATACCTTTTGAAGGTGCACTTGCTAAATCATTAAACATGAAAATATTTAAAACAATTAAAGAACAAGCTGTAGAAGAAAGTAAAAGACTAGCAGTAAAAAGAGGTGAAGCTCCAGACATGGAAGGAACTGGTATGCGTAATGCACACCTGTTAGCAATAGCACCTAATGCTTCTAGTTCTATTATTTGTGGTACAACATCACCATCTATAGAGCCATACAGAGCAAATGCATATGTACAAAAAACAATGTCAGGTTCTTTTCTAGTTAAAAATAAATACTTAGAAAAATTATTAGATAAAAAAGGTATTAACAATGAAGAAACATGGACTTCTATTTTAGCAAACAGAGGTTCAGTATTACATTTAGATGCTCTTTCTGATAATGAAAAAGATATATTTAAAACAGCAATAGAAATAAATCAACAATGGATAGTTGAGCATGCGGCAGACAGACAAAAACATATTTGTCAAGGACAATCAGTAAATGTATTTGTACCTGCTGATGTAAACATTAAAGAATTACATGACATGCATATGTTGGCTTGGAAGAAAAAGTTAAAGACTTTGTATTATTGTCGTTCAGAAGCTATCAAACGTGCTGAATTAGTATCAAAAAAAGTAGAACGAACAATTATACCTGAAGCTGATTGTTTAGCATGTGAGGGATAATGGGTTGGTTTGAAAAATTATTAATTGGATTGTTGTGTGGCTACATGGGATATGTATTTATTTTAGCAGTAGCCAACACAATATGTGATTGCATATAGGAAAATAAAATGACAGACAGTAGTTTATTTGATGGTGTTAATTATAAACCATTAAAAAAGAAAAAACAAAAAAAGAAAGCAAAACAATCTGTGCTATGGACAGTATATCATACTATTTTAGCCATAGAGTTATTAATCATAATTATTATAGAAGGAGTAGAATTATATCATGGGTTTTAATAGTTATAAAATAAGAGACGGAAAACATATTCCATCTAAAAAGTTTAAAGAAAATTGGGATAGTATATTTGGTAAAGATAAAACTAAAGAAGAGTTACCAAAAGAAGAAGAAGATTACATTAAGGAGTTAGAAAAAAAGATATGAGTTTATTTGACAAACGAACTTACTACAAGCCATTTGATTATGGGTGGGCTTTTGAAGCATACGACATGCAACAAAAAATGCATTGGCTTCCAAGTGAAGTACCATTACACGAGGATGTGAGAGACTGGAATGAAAGATTAACACCAGAAGAAAAAAATCTTATAGGACAAATATTAAAGTTTTTTACTCAAGGGGATGTTGATATAGCACAAGCTTATTTAGATAAGTATATACCTAAATTTAAAGCACCAGAAGTTAGAATGATGTTGTCTTCTATAGCAACCAGTGAAGCTAATCATGCACATAGTTATTCATTATTAAATGATACTATTGGTTTACCTGATAAAGAATATAAAGCATTTCAAGAATACAAAGAGATGGCTAATAAACACGAATATTTGTTTACATCTAAAGGTAAAGGATTAGAAGGATTAGCTAGAGAGATAGCTTGTTTCTCTGCATTTGGTGAAGGCTTACAGTTGTTTGCATCATTTGTTATGCTTCTTAACTTTCAAAGGTATGGACGTATGAAGGGAATGTGTCAGATTGTTACTTGGTCTATCAGAGATGAGACACACCATGTTGAAAGCATGATTAAATTGTTTCATCAATTAATAAAAGAAAACCCAAATATTTGGACAGAAAAATTTAAAGCAAGTATCTATCAAACATGTAGAGATATGGTAGACTTAGAAGATAAGTTTATTGATTTAGCATTTTCTATGGGTGGTATTAGAGGATTAAAAGCAGAAGAAGTTAAACAATATATTAGATACATTGCTGACAGAAGACTATTACAATTGTCTTTAAAACCTAATTATGGTGTAAAAGATAACCCATTAGGTTGGTTAGACTGGGTGTTAAATGGTGTAGAACATGCTAATTTCTTTGAGAACAGAGCCACAGAATATAACAAAGGAACTATAACAGGAAACTTGTGGGACTAAAGTGCCCTTTTTAGAAGAAAACAATATGATTGACCAAGAAGATTTAGTTTTACCTGCGACAGTAGATGAGTTAGTTAAACTTTTAAACAAAGTTTATCCTGAAAAGTCTCCTGTTTTAACAGATAATACTAATAAAATATACTTTGAAGCAGGTCAACGTGATGTTGTTAAGTTTATTAACATGTTAAAAGAGAGGACAGAGAAGTAATTATGTGTATGTCAAAGCCTAAAGCACCTCAAATTGTGCAAGCTCCTGCACCTATTCCACCTTCAGCGCCTATTGAAGAAGATAAAGCGCCTAAGGTAGAAACAGCAGTAGATGTGGACACAGATTTAGAATTGAAGAAAAAGAAAAAAGTTGGAACTACAGCTTTACAAACATCTTCTGGTCTAAACATACCTACTACATCCGGTTTAAATATAACTTAATATTATGCATTATAATAATATGTTACAACAAAGCGCTAAAGAGCGATACGAAACATTAAAACAACACAGAGAACACTTTTTAGATAGAGGACAAGAGTGTAGTGAATTAACTATACCTTCACTTTTACCCCCAGATGGCTTTCATTCTTCTACAGATTTATATAATCCATTTCAATCAGTTGGCGCAAGAGGCGTTAACAACTTAGCAAGTAAACTTCTTTTACTTTTGCTTCCACCCAATTCCCCATTTTTTAGATTATCAGTATCAGGCAACGCTAAAAGAGATTTAGACCAACAAAAAGAAATTAAGTCTGAAGTAGAAAAATCTTTAGCAACTATTGAAAGAGAAGTTTCAAGTAAAATAGAGCAACTTGCTTTAAGAGTTAGTGTGTTTGAAGCATTAAAACATTTAATTGTAGCAGGTAATGTATTAACTTATTTACCTAAAAAAGGAACTATGAGAGTATTTCCTTTAACAAATTTTGTATGTAAAAGAGATGCTTCAGGTAACATTATAGAAATAGTTATTGAAGAAACTATTCATCCCACATATTTAGATGGTGATACATTAGAAAGAATTTCACAGTTTGAAGATTACAAACCAGATGAAGAGTGTGAACTTTACACACACATTTACAAATTAAACGATAAAGAATTTTACACTTGTCAAGAAGTAAAAGGTGTTAAAATTGAAAGCTCACAAGGTACATATCCTATAGACAGTTTACCATACCAAGCATTAAGAATGGTAAGAGTAGACAATGAAGATTATGGTCGTGGTTATGTAGAAGAGTTTTTAGGTGATTTAAAATCATTAGAAGGTTTATCTCAAGCACTTGTAGAAAGTGCAGCTGCATCTTCTAAAGTAGTATTTATGGTTAGACCTAACTCTGTAACTAGAAAAAAAGATTTAGCTAATACTAGAAATGGTGACATAATTACTGGTAGTGCAGAGGATGTAGCAGTATTACAAGCACAAAAACAGTATGACTTACAAGTAGTTGAAAGAAGTATTGCTAAATTAGAAGAAAGATTATCTTATGCTTTCTTATTAAATACAGCTATACAAAGAGATGCTGAAAGAGTAACAGCACAAGAAATTAGATACATGGCACAACAATTAGAAACTGCTATGGGTGGTATATATTCATTACTATCACAAGAGTTTCAATTACCTTTGGTGACCATATTAATGAAACGTATGTCTCAAGCAAATGAGATACCTTCATTACCTAAAAATTCTGTTAAGCCTACAATTATTACAGGTGTAGAAGCTTTGGGTAGAGGAAATGATTTACAAAAATTAAGAGAATTTGTTGCTGAGATTGCAAACTTAGCACAAGTAAATCCTGCTGTAGTACAGAGTTTAAATACTCAGGATTTAATTAAACGTATTGCTACTGGTTTAGGTATTGATACGGAAGGTCTTGTTAAGTCTGATGAAGAACTTGCACAAGAACAAGCAGCTCAAGAAGATGCTATGCAAAATCAACAGATGATGCAATTAGCAGAGAAGGCAGTAGCGCCCGCAGTACAAGGTGCTATGAAACAATCACAAGAAGGATAATTAGATGGTAGATAAAGTAGAAATACAGGAAGAAGAAACTGGTATTGAAAAACCAGTAGAACAAACAAACGAGACACAGTCGGCACAAAGTAAACCTGAAGGCTTGCCTGAAAAATTCAACAGTGTTGAAGATTTAGCAAAGTCATATGCAGAGTTAGAAAAGAAACTTGGTGGACAATCTCAAGAAACAAAAGAAGAAGTAGACCCAGTTGCTAAGGCAACACCTAAGTCTGACAATAATTTAGAAATAGCTGAAAAAGCTGTTACTGATGCAGGTTTAGATATGTCTTCTTTACAAGCAGAGTATGCTGAAAAAGGTGAGTTAGATACAAAATCTTACGAAGCTTTAGAAAAAGCAGGCATCTCAAAAGAATATGTAGATAGTTATATTGCAGGTCAAGAAGCTATTGCTAAAACACAAGCAGATGAAATTAAATCTACTGTTGGTGGTGATGAAACATATCAAGAGATGGTTGATTGGGCTTCTAAAAATATGACTGAAGGTGAGAAAACTGCTTACAATAAAGCTGTAAACAGTGGTGACATGGACACAGTTAAACTAGCTGTCAATGCACTTAAAGGTCAATTTGAAAGAGCTAATGGTGTTGAGCCTAAACTTGTAGAAGGTAAAGCACAACCAAGTCAAGAACAAGGTTTCTTATCATGGGCTCAAGTAACAGAGGCTATGGCTGACCCTAGATATGCTAAAGACACAGCATACCAAAACGAAGTTAAAAATAAATTAGCTAACAGTAACTTATAGGAGATATAATATGTACGGAAAGAAAAAAGCTAAAGGCAAAAAAATGTTAAAAGGTGGACAGAAAAAACTACCTGCTGCATTACAGAAAAAAATAATGAAAGCTAAAAAGAAATAATGGCTAAAAGAGGTTTATACGCAAACATCCATGCTAAACGTAAGCGTATCGCTGCGGGTTCTGGCGAAAAGATGCGTAAGGTTGGAGCTAAAGGAGCACCAACTAAAAAACAATTTAAACGAGCGGCAAAGACAGCTAAGAAAAAATAATGCCGGCTAAAAAATATCAGTCGCCTTCTGGTGGTTTGAACGCTGCCGGAAGGAGATATTTTAAAAGAAAAACTGGTGCTAATTTAAAAGCTCCAGTCACAGGAAAAGTCAAACGTGGTTCTAAAGCAGCCAAACGTAGAGCTAGTTTTTGTGCACGTATGTCTGGAGTTAAAGGTGCTATGAAAAAACCTAATGGGCAACCTACAAGAAAAGCTCTAGCATTACGTAAATGGAAGTGTAGATAGTTGTGCACCCTTTTTAGGGGGCAACTTGCCAACACATATTTAATAAAGTGTAATAACTTGACCACCTGCGGGTGACAATCTTGAATGTGAAACTGAAACATATGTAGAGGCTTTTATAAATAAACGTCATAACAAATAGGAGAACACTATGGCAAATGCAAGTCCAGTATCAGTTGGAAGAGTAAATGCAGGTGGTTCGGAAGACGCTCTGTTTCTGAAAGTTTTTGCGGGAGAAGTACTTACTTCTTTTGATAGAGCTTCAGTAACTCAAGGTGCAGAAATGGTTAGAAGTATTTCTAGCGGTAAATCTGCAACTTTCCCAGTAATGGGTAGAGTGGATGCTTCGTACCATACAGCAGGTGCTGAAATAACTGGTTCAGATGTAAACCACAACGAGAAGGTTATTACAATTAATGACCTACTTTTATCTTCAGTATTTTTATCAAATATTGAAGAAGCAAAAAACCATTGGGATGTAAGAAGCGCTTACTCTACAGAAATTGGTAGAGCGTTAGCTTTCCAAAAAGATAAGCATATCTTACAAACTATTGGTCAAGCAGCACAAGCTTCTGCAAACGTAGCCGACAGCGGTTATGCAGCAGGAACTGTACTTACAAACACTAACATTGCTTCAGCAACAGCTTCAACTGCGGCTAATGCAATGATTGATAGTTTGTTTGATGCGGCTAAACAATTAGATGCAAACTACGTTCCAAAAGAAGGTAGAAAAGCATTTATTAAATTAGAAGAGTACTACAAATTAGCAAACGGTACTAACGTAACTAACGTTGACTTCTCAGGTCAAGGTTCAATTGCGGAAGGTAAAGTTGTTAAAGTAGCAGGTATTGAATTAATACCTACTGCACACTTTGTAGCGTCTAACGTAACTGCGGCTCCGGATGCAGGTTCAGCAACTGCGGGTGGTTCAACACCTCAAGCTGTTGACTTATCAAACTACGTATGTTTGGTATCTCATCCTTCTGCTGTAGGTACTGTAAAACTTATGGATTTAGCTGTTGAAAGCGAATATGATATAAGAAGACAAGGTACTCTAATGGTTGCTAAATACGCTATGGGACACGGTGTCCTAAGAGGCGAAGCAGCTGTAGGAATTAAAGAAGCGTAATAGCTTAACTTTAATATTTATAGTGGCGGTAGAGGGAGACTGAAGCCGCCGCTATACTAACTAATAGGATATTATGACTACACAGATTACACCAACTACGGAACTACAAGCGATAAACATAATGTTGTCTGTTATCGGTGAGGCTCCAGTTAACTCAATTACAGGCACTACATCAGTTGATGTAAGTACAGCAAAAAATCTTTTAGATGAAACTTCTATGTCAGTGCAATCTCAAGGATGGCATTTCAATACACATGAAAATTATAAAAACTTGGCATTAGACCAAGACAGTAAAATTCCCCTACCTTCAAACTGCGTTAAAGTTGACGCTAGTAAAAACTTTAGATACATAAATATTACATTAAGAAATGGTTTTCTATATAATTTAGAAACACATACAGATGTTTTTACAACAGTACCAGAAGTAGATTTAGTTTTAGTACAACAATTTGAACAACTTCCAGAATACGCAAGACAATACATTACACAAAAAGCATCAAGAAGATTTGCTTCAAGATTTCTTGGTGATGCTCAAATTGTACAATTAATTGGACAAGATGAAAATGAAGCACTTATGGCATTTCACCAAGCAGATAGTCAAGAAACTGATGTGAATATGTTAGAAGGTGATAGTAATACTTACTCAATAATTAATAGACCAACTAGAAGGACTTATTAATGGGTGGAGTAGTATCTCAGAGTATTCCTAATTTTCTGAATGGTATCTCACAACAAACACCAACACAAAGAGGTATCAATCAAGCAGAAGAACAGGTAAATTTACAAAACAATATTGTAGATGGTTTATCTAAAAGACCTGCTTTTGAATATATAGACACTATAGATGCTACGAATGTATTTCCCAACACTGTAAAATTTTGGTCTATACAAAGAGATAAAGATAATCAATTTGTTGTTATATTTTATAATGGTGGTGTAAAAGTTTATGATTTAGATGGTAATGAAAAACCTGTTACAATAGCAAGCGGTGCTAGTTATTTAACTTCAACTAATCCTAAAGCAGATTTTAAATTAGTTAACATTGCAGACTACACTTTTGTTGCAAATAAACAAACTACAGTATTAGCAGATACAAATACAAGCGCAGCAAAGATAGAAGAATTTTATATCAATGTTGTTACATCTAATTATGGTAGAGAATATGCTGTAACAGTACAACATCCTAATATGTCTTATGCTGTTAAGTCTTCTTTACAAATGCCTACAGGTTCTAATTTAAACCATGATGCCGTATTTAGAGATACAGCACACATTGCAGATATTTTATTTAGAGGTACTTCTAGTACATATTTTGATACTTCATCAGATGCTTCTTTTAAATTAACTAGAGAAGACACCGGTGCAACTTTAAGTACAACTCAAGGATTAGGAACATCTTCTGAAGTAACTAACTACTTTACTATGTCTCAATATCCGGGTGTTATTAGAGGTATTTCAACAGATGGCAACAGTAATTACACAGTGTTAACAGCTGATGGTTCTGGTAATACAGGTATGTATTCTATAAGAGATGAAATATCTGACTTTACAAAATTACCATATCATGCAAGCACAGACAGTATTATAAAAGTTACAGGTGAAGATGGAGATACACTATCAGATTATTATGTAAAATTTGAAACAGATGGTGTTTGGAAAGAAACTATAGGTCAAGGTGTAAGTCTTGGTTTAAATAATTCTACGTTGCCACATGCTTTAATAAATAATAATGATGGTACATTTACATTTCAAGAAATAGATTGGGATGATAGAAATGCGGGTGATGGAATTACAAACTCTAACCCAAGTTTTGTAGGAAACCAAATTAATAATTTATTGTTTTATAAAAATAGATTAGGGATGCTTTCAAGAGATAATTTAATTTTATCTGAAAATGCAGGTTTTTTTAATTTCTTTTCTAAAACAGTTACACAAGTATTAGACACAGACCCAATTGATATTGCAGCTTCAGGTTCTGAAGTTAATACACTATTTGATAGTGTTGCATTTAATGAAAGTTTATTATTATTTTCTGAAAAAGCACAATACAAATTAGGAAGTGTTGCAGAAACAATATCTCCTACAAGTGCAGTACTTAATGAAGTTTCAGCATTTGAATTTGATGCTAACGTAAAACCTGTATCAGCAGGTAAGTATGCATATTTTGCACAAGCAAGAAATAATAATACAGCAATTAGAGAGTATTATGCAGATGATGATACACTAACTAATGATGGTTTAGATATTACAGTATCAGTACAAAATTTAATACCAAGTAATGCATATCAATTAATTAGTAATACAACTGAAGATACTTTAATTACATTAGCTTCAGACACAGCAGACACACAAACAGCACCTTATACTACAGGTACAGACATTACATCAATTAACGGCGGTACTATGTTTATCTATAAATACTTTTTTGATAAAGGTGAAAAAGTACAAACTGCATGGTCTAAGTGGACATTTGATAATGCTAAAATATTAGGTGGTATGTCTTTTGAAAGTTTTGTTTATTTATTAGTAGTAGAAGGAACAGATACTAAATTAATAAAAATTGATTTAAGAAATTTAAGAGATAGCACTATAGGTTTTAATATATATTTAGATTTAAGAAAAAATGTTACAGGAACATATGATGCTAATACAGATTTAACTACGTTTACATCTCCGTATGGAGCTAAAACAGGTTTAATTGCAGTTGATGGTGTTAATGGAAATAATTATGCGGTCACAAATACTTCAGGTTCTACATATACAATAGAAGGTAACCACACAAATTTAATTATTGGTATTCCATATGAAAGTAAATATAGAATGTCACAACAGTATGTTAGAGAAAATTCAGGCAGAGGATTAGTTGCTATTACTTCTGGACGTTATCAAATTAGAAACATATCATTAAATTATGAAACTTCAGGTTATTTTCAAGTTGAAGTAACACCTAACGGTAGAAGTACAAGTTATTCATTTATGAATGGATATGTTATTGGAACAGCTACAAGTAAAGTAGGTGTACCGGCTATTAGTTCAGGAACTATTAAGGTACCCGTTTCATGTAGAAACACAGATTTTACATTAGATATTAAAAGTTCTTCACACTTGCCAATGTATATTGCTAGTGCAGAGGTAGAAGGATATTATCATAATCGTTCACAAAGGATTTAAATGACCAGAGAAAATTACGTACGACCCGCTATACTAAAAGATACTTTAGAATTAGCACCTAGAATACGCCAAGCTGACCGTGCAGAGATTAGAGCATCTAACAACTCTTCACCTTTACAAGCTTTAGTGTTTCCGTTTACGGAACCTAATGGTAAAGTTTATAGTATTATAGGTACCAAAGATGAAGGTGTTATAGGTATGTTCGGTGTTGCTAAATGTGCTGAGCCTGATTATGGTGTAGCATGGATGTTGTCTAGTGAAACATTATTCAAACATACAAAACAATTTATAAAAGAATGTCCGTATTGGATAGATGAGATGGGTAAAGGTTATAAATATCTTTATAACTTTGTAGACAAAAGAAATTGGAAGTCACTAAAATGGCTTCAGTATTTAGGCTTTGAACCAAAAACTGAAATAGGAGATTATGGTTTTGGTAAAATGCCATTTTTATTAATGATGAAGGAGATAAACAATTAACTATGTGTGATGCAGTATCGGCAATAACTGCCGGATTGAAGATAGCTACAGCAGTACAAGATTACAGGAGTAAAAAAGAAGTTGCAAAAAGCCAAGAAACAGCAAATGAAATAACAAGAAAAAACTCTGACCAAGCATATTTAAATGATTTAGCTAAAATAGATGCAGAAAAAGTAGCAGCAAGTAGAGAAAAGAAAGCAGAAGATTTTAGAATATCCCAAGAAAATAATAAAAAAGAAGCACAAGCATTAAATATGAACGCAGGTAATGGCACTAAAATTATACAAGATATTGCAGGTACATATGACATGCAATTCTTAGATGTGGCAAGAGATTATGAAACAGATGTAATTAAATTAATGTATCAAGAAGATGATGCATATGCTGCACAACAAAGAAGATATAATAGTATTAAACCAGTTACTATGCCTAGCCAAACAGGATTATTATTACAAGTAGGAACTGCAACTATGGAAGGTTATCAAATGAATAAAGCATTAACTAAACCAGATACAGGAGAGGTAGTAGCACCATAATGGCATATAAATCAAGAGTTACAAACAAATACATGGGCTCTACGTTTGCAGGTAGAGTAAACGCAGCAACATCAACTGATGCTACAGATTTAGTAAATATTTTAAAAAAAGACGTTAATCCTGCTATTAGCAGAATAATGTTAAAAGAAGTGCAAAATAAAAAAGATGAAGCTGTACAAGAAATGAACCAGTTGTTAACTACAAAAGATATAAACACCGTTCAAAAAGAAATACTAGAAGGTAAACACCCTAAATTAAGTGGTAAATATGTTGACAAAACTATTCAATACCACACAGGAAAAGTACAAGCTATTGATGCAATAAAAACTATAGAAGAAAATAAAAGTAATTATGATTTTCGTGAGACTAATTTACCTGCTTTTTACAAACAGTATTTACCTAGTTTTGCAGATAAAGAAGGTTCTTATGCTTTAGGTTTTTCAGCAGTATTTAATAAATACAAAGCAGATGAAGCTATAAAAGATGCAAAAGTTAGAAGTGACTTTGCTCAAACTACAAAAATAAATGAAGGTGTAAAATTAGTTTTAAATGAAGACATTGGAAATGAATGGGAAACTATTAATAAAGGATTAGATTATGATTTACCACCAGAAGAAGGGGGTGGAACAATTAGAAAATTTTATTCTAATGAAGAGAAAAACGATATTGCCATTGCAGCCGCTG